ATATCCAAGGCCATCGAAATAAGATTGCTGATATAAGTATCGTCCGCCGTGGAAGTTACGCGCAAATGCTGCTTCGCTTCTGCAAGTGAAACGTAATCGGTGGCCGCTTGGCTGTAGCTTATTATGCGTTTTCCTGTGATCATCAGTCGCCCTCTTCGGGGTTAATAGGTTTTACTTTTTTCGGTTTGGCCTCTTCCACTACCGCCTCGGCATCGCCTACCTCGATTAATAGTTCGGCCTGTTTTTGTTCTAATTCCACAACCTCCCCGGCATTGTAGGACAAATTCCACTTGCCTGTCGGGTTAATCAAAAATTTAACTTTCATAATTAGCGGCTGGTGCTGAGAATCAACCAACACCAGCCCACGCGGATAACGAGCCGCGCCCCGTTATAATTAGGCTACAATGTCCTTACAAACTGCAAACGCAGCAGGCTGCAATAAGTTGCAATCCATGTAAGCGTTCAACACTACGTTAGTCAATCCAGCAGTTGCACCGCTATAAGGATCAACAGTTAACTCCATACCGCCCCAAGAAGCTAGAGCCATCTTAGAGAAATCTCCAAAAATAGCAGCGCTCAAAGTGCTTGAAGTACCTTTGCTCAAGTTGCTAGGAACCAAAGTCGAAACAGCTACAGGGTAACCGTTTAACTCAGAACCACCAGCAGGCCAAATAAAGTTGCCTTCTACGCCACTTGATTGACGTGGAGTAGTTTGCAATTTAGCTTTAACCAATGGGTTAGTCAAATAAGCAACTCCATCGCCGTTGGCGTTTTCAACTGCCTTCATCAAGTTAACAACGTCAGCCCAAACAGGTGCAGCACCGTTGGCGTTTGTTGAATTTGAAGTTGCACCACCAGCATAAACAACGTTCACGCTGCTGTTGGCAATAATACCAGTCGGTTCGTTAGAACCACCGCCCTTAATAGCAGCAGATTCCAAGCTCTGAGCCATAGCCTGCAATAACCAGTTACGAACATAAGCGTCGATGCTGTTGCTTGACTGCAACATTAACTGGTTAGAAACTTGAATATAAGCAGCCAAACGCTTGGGGCTAAAAGTCACCTTAGAGAAAGCAGGGCTTTTCTCGGTAGCTGTTCCGTTTTCAGTATTCCAACCAGCGGAGGGCAAAGTGCTTGCAGTTGGAAGGTCCAAGTTACCAACCAAGTTGCTCAACTGTTGTACGCCTAATCCGCGCAATACGGTCTTAGGAAGCAACACGTCAATAATTGAACCTACTGAAGTTTGGATATTTACTCCACCTTCAGAGCCTGAGCTTCCACCGGTTGCAGTCATGTCACGCTTAAACACCTCGGAAGGAATTTTCACAGAATGAGCAGAAACAGAAACACCGCTGCGCTGATATTCTTCAGCAGCGATTGCGTTAAACTCGCCTTCGATACCATCGCGACGGCCGCTGATAGCCATCTCCATAGCACGCTTGAAGCTATACTGCTCCTTCATTTTTGACTTTTCCTTTTCTTCGCTACGGCTTGCGCTGTTTCCAGCAGCCTGAGCGGCAAGGGTTTGCAATTTTTCCAACTTCTCAACCTCGGAAGCGATAGCCGACAAACGGGCTTCGATTTCAGATAATCTAGAAGTTTCTTTCTCAGACATGCTGCGAGCTTCGCGCTCAATAACATTCTGCAAGCCAGCTAACTCGTCTAACAAGCTGCCGCGCTCTTCTTTAAGTGCTTTTATGTTTTTCATTTTAATAGTTTTTGTATCTTATTGCAATCAATTTAATTATATCCACGTCCGCCTTAGATTGCTCGGCGTCACTTATCTGTATTTCTTCGTCGCGCATTTTCAAAATACTGCGCGCATCGGCTTCGGTATCCTCATACGCTGGATATGTCACAGGGCTAACGTCGTATAAATCTTCGATAACGTTCACCACGCGCTTACCCATATTGCCGTATTTTTCGGATTCTGTCCAAACCTGCTCACGTATCGTAAACGCAAAACTCGATTGCGTAATATCTCCGCGCATAATTGAACGCACCACGCTCACGTGCGTGGGGTTTTCGTAATCAGGAATCCAAGTGTACTCCAAATTTCCCTGGGCGTTTACAAACACTTTGCAAGTGTTCGACTTGGTGCGGCCTAATATTAATTCGCTCTCATGATTGAATAAGCAGCGAATGTCGTAATCTTTTCCAAGCGCGTAATCAAACGCACCCGGTGCAATTACTTCCTCAAAATATCCTAAATCCGTAACGCTATTAACAACCGCAGCAATGCCGCCCAATTCCTTGGGCATTGCATCGCCTTCGGCTCTATATTCAATCGTTCCGGTTATCGTTCTTTTTTCAATCATGCTTGTGTATTATTATTATTCCCGTCGGGGTTATTATTGTTTAATGCCTTGTTTGTTAGGTTAATTATCTTAGCCTCCATGTATTCGTCCATTCTGTCCGCTGGTATTAAATTGGCTTCCACCATGTAGCCTGCGCCATCGGTGTAACCGTTCATATCTTCCCACATGCGCGCCTCGTTAGGCGATAACCATCCACCTCGGATACCTTTGTTATAAAAGTCCGCGCGATCGTTTGCCGTGGCTCTCAACAGCGAATTAAAATTAAACTTGAAATACATCGTAGGCTTATCCTGTTCCGTCAACAGCTTGCGGCCCATTTCCTGCTCGATATTAATCGCGTAAGCTAACAGCGTGCGTGCATAGAAATCCTGAAACTCTTGCTCAACGGACGACTTTACGCCGCCATCGTTTGCGCCAATCATAGACGAAGGCACGCCAAACATTCGGGCGATTTCTTGCGCTGAGAATTTACGCTGTTCAATATACTGCGCTTCCTCAGGCGACAAACTCAAACGCTCCATCTTTACGCCGTTAGGCAATACAGTGCTGCGTGCCTGTCCGTTAATAACGTCATCCAAACTATTTTTTAATGCGCTGGCCTGTTCGGGTTTTATCATCGCATCGCTAGTAAGCAAAAATTTCAATATGCCATTTTTGTAAACGCTAGCGCTAGAGCCAATAGCGGCCAAATCAATACCTAAACTCTCAGCATGCACCTGAATGGGATTTTTCCCCTTCAATGGGTTATCAGTACACAACCCTTTAAAGTGCAGCATATCCGTGGCCGGAATCATTCCAGGGAATCCTTTTGCGTTCACTTTATAAAACAGCTGCCCGTCTTCCATAATCGGCTCGACAAACTCGCTGCGTATTGGGTGCAATTCGATTGCTATAAATCTAGCGTCGCGATTTATAAACGCATAAGCGTTGCCCTTTAATACCAACTGCCCAACCATGTATTTGATAAAATCAAACTTAGTTTGGTAGCTGTTAGGATCATTCAATAAAGCCGCCGCGTAATTATTTGTAATCTGTATTTTCTCGCCGTTGCTGTCGCTGTAAATTTTCAAGCTTAGCCCGGCAATTCCATCGGCAATAACACGAACGCAAGCGTGAACGCTGCTAATACTTAGCGCAGTTTGTTCGTTAACAGCCTGCCCTGATTTAGTTTGAATACCAAAAATATTGCTTAGTGTATTAACTAACCAGTCAGGCGGCGCCGATAAACTGCTCCGCTTTTCTGTCCTAAATTTTGGCCATAGCCTTAATTGCATAGTTACAAATTAAATTTAAATTATTTACTTATCGGTTAACAACGTTTGTTTATTTTCATCCACCGGCACAGCACCACCCTAAACGTGGCATAGTTTGCGTATCGGTTGCGCCCAAACGTTTTCATGTATTGCCGCTCAATTTCTTCAAATGCTTTTTCGTAAGTCGGCCAATTGGGTAGCTCTGCATAGTAAGCTTTTACGTATTCATCGATATAAATCAATTCGGGCCTCACAATTGAACAAACCAAAAATCCTGTTTCGATTCCGCAGCGCCTGCCATGTAACCGCCCAACGCCATAACCATACTAACCGCGCCGTCCACCTTGTCCCCTGATTTGGCCTTGTCGATTTTAACATTCCCTGCTGGATCCGTTTTCAAATATATGTTTCCCATCATCCACCTAGTCACAGGATTGCCATCATGTGTTAACTCTTTATTTTTAACCTTTCGTTCCAATTCCTTTGTTGGCGCGGACATGCTTACAAATCCCTGCCCAAAAGGATACATGCTCAGCCCATCATTTGTTAACTGGATAACTAGCTGGCTGCTGTTGTAACGGTCGTAGCTTATATCCTGAACTTTATACCGTTCGCACAATTCGCCGATATGTTTCCTAATATAATCGTAATCGGTTACGTTTCCCGGTGTTTCAATTATCCACCCGTCGCGCTGCCACTGCTTATACTGCTGCCCTACTGAATCCGTCCGCCTGCGTATTGCTTCCTCTGGTAAATAGTACCAAGTGCGCACGGC